AGAATAATAGCATATTATATTCCTCATTTAATTGCCCCTCCCCTCATTTTGAAAATTTTAAAAAATAGGGAGAGGGCAATTAAATGAATTTATTTTCTAACTAGAAAGATTCTGCTTTTTATATGTATAAATCTAAAATTAGAAAGGGACGAAAGTTCATGAAAGAAAAGTACTATATTGCCTACGGGAGCAATTTGAATGTGAGGCAAATGATGGAAAGATGTCCGTTGGCAAAAATTAAAGGTGTATCGGAAATCCCCGATTACGAGCTTCTTTTTAAAGGAAGCAAAACAGGTTCATACTTAACAATTGAGCCTCGGAAAAACTCAAAAGTTCCCGTAGCAATTTGGACGATTACGGAAGAAGACGAAAAAGCACTTGACAGGTACGAGGGATTCCCTACCTTCTACTACAAAAAGGAAATGAAACTTCCTGTGACTTTCCTTTCGGGAGAGACAAGAAACATCGATGCTTTCGCATACATCATGCATGAAAACAGAAGAATCGGAATGCCTGCTTTTTACTACGTTGAAACTTGCCTTGAAGGATATCAAATTTTCGGATTCGATCAAAAGCATCTGATTAAGGCACTTAAAAAAAGTAAATCTCAAAGTATTGGAGGAAAATAAAATGAAAGAAAATGATGCGATTACTGAGCAAATGTGTCCGCTTTGTGGGCGCTTTTATAAGGGCTTCCCTGCAATTTCCCGAGCAGACAATAAAACGCTTATTTGCCCCGATTGTGGCACGAGAGAAGCCCTCGGGAGCATTGGCATAGATGAGGCGGAACAAGAAAAAATCATAAAAATTATTCATGCCTCTTCAAAGAACGGCACGGGAAGCTGACTATGGAAATAAATTTAATATATTGAAAATTATGGAAATAATCGCTACCCAAAAATGCGGTCTATAATGTACACAATTAATGTAGCTTAAAAGGGGCTAAACATCGTGTAGTTTAGCGTCTTGCTATATCCTCCGATAAGAGCGAATATGTAAGTACCCTAAGGGGTGAAAAATTAATAAAAATTAACGGAGGAACAAGAATGGAAAACATTTTTGAAAAAGTCTACAACAAAACAAAGGAGCTAGGCAAAGCCTACACGAAAGCAAAGGAGGAAAACAGAGAAGATGATTTGAGAATAATAAAAGAAGCGTACGACACAATGATAAGCGAAGTACGAAACAAATACGACAGAGTCACAAAAATCATTTACCGAGGCTATGAATCATCGAAGGAAAATGAAAACGAGTACATTGATTTTAGCGACATTTTATGGGAAAAAGATGTAGAAAAAATAGTTGAAATTTTGAGACAAGAAAAAATCAAGTATTTTACATACTCAAGCAAATGCACGAATGTGATTGAAATTTCAATGCTTTTAAAAAACCATGGATGCGAAATAGAAGATGTTATCAAGATTAACGATGGCTTAAAGATAAACGTTTATAACCCAAGCGAATACGAAAAAAAGCCGGCATTACTTTTCAAAGTAAACTAAAAGCTCAAAAAAAGAGAGCCGAAAGGCTCTTTTTGCTTTGGAAAAATTTAAAATCCATAATTACTCATTAATTGAAAATTATGGAAGTAATCGCTACCCAAAAATGCGGTCTATAATATACACAATTAATGTAGCTTAAAAAGGCATAAACATCGTGTAGTTTAGCGTCTTGCTATGTCCTCCAATAAGAGCGAATATGTAATTACCCTAAGGGGTAAAAATAAAAAAATCAATGGAGGAACAAAAATGAAAGCAACTGTAGGAATGAAGGTAACAGGTTATAGTGGGAGCTGCATCGGGGTAATAATTGATTCACATTATTACATTGGTACAATCACAAAAGTTAATAAGAAAAGCATTAAAGTAAACATTGCTGAGGTTATTAATACCCACGGTGATAAAGAAGTCAGCAGATACAAACCAAACCATACAGTTACTTACGCCTTATGGAAAGTAACCGAAGAGGGTGAAGAAATTTACAGAAGTGAAGCGTGCTTGTATGGTTTTATCACAATAAAATAATTGCGTAGCAATGGTTGTAAATCCGAAAGTTTAAGGACTTTATTCTATCTTGATTGAGAGGTGAGCTTTTTGGGAAAAATAAGAAAACTTGAAAAATATGAACCCACAAAATTTATGGACGAAAAAAGCAAATACAATAAAAAATTAGCAGACGGTGCGGTCTGCTTTATTAATTGCCTAAAACATACCAAAGGTGAGTGGTATGGTCAGCCGTTTGACTTAATTGATTGGCAAGAGCAAATTGTGCGTGATATTTTCGGAATTTTAAAGCCAAACGGGTATAGGCAGTTCAATACGGCTTACGTTGAAATACCCAAGAAACAGGGCAAATCTGAGCTTGCTGCGGCGATAGCACTTCTTTTGACTTGTGGGGATTTTGAGCATGGTGGCGAAATTTATGGCTGTGCTTCCGATAGACAACAAGCATCGATAGTTTTTGATGTTGCAGTCGATATGGTAGAACAATGCTCAGCATTAAAATCGAGGATAAAACCTATCCTTTCGCAAAAACGACTTGTGTATAAACCACTTCATAGCTTTTACCAAGTCCTTTCCGCAGAAGCATATACAAAGCATGGACTAAATGTCCACGGCGTAGTTTTTGATGAACTTCACGCACAGCCTAACAGAAACCTCTATGATGTTATGCTTCATGGTTCAGGCGATGCAAGAAAACAACCACTTTTCTTTTTGATTACAACCGCAGGAACGGACAGAAATTCGGTATGCTGGGAAGTACATCAAAAAGCGGACGACCTCTTGAAAGGCAGAAAACGAGACCCTACTTTTTATCCCGTAATTTATGGCATTCCCGATGATGCCGATTGGACAGATGAACAAGTTTGGAAACAAGCAAATCCCTCAATCGGTATAACGGTAGACATTGAAAAAATAAGGAACGCTTGTGAAAATGCAAAACAAAATACAGCCGAGGAGAACCTTTTCAGACAATTAAGACTTAACCAATGGGTAAAACAATCTGTCAGGTGGATGCCAATGGAAAAATGGGATGCTTGCGATTTTAAAGTAGATGAAGAATCTCTTAAAGGCAGAGTCTGTTACGGCGGGCTTGACCTTTCAAGTACAACTGATATTACAGCATTTGTGCTTGTCTTCCCTCCCGAAGACGATAACGATAAATACATTATCTTGCCATACTTTTGGATACCTGAAGATAATCTTGATTTACGAGTTCGGCGTGACCATGTGCCTTACGATATTTGGCAAAAACAAGGATTCCTTAAAACTACGGAAGGCAATGTCGTGCATTATGGGTTCATCGAAAACTTCATTGAGGAGCTCGGCACAAAATACAATATCAAAGAGATAGCTTTCGATAGATGGGGTGCTGTTCAGATGGTGCAAAATTTGGAAGGCATGGGCTTTACGGTAGTTCCGTTTGGGCAAGGATTTAAGGATATGAGCCCTCCGTCAAAAGAGCTTATGAAACTTACGCTTGAAGGTAAAATCGCTCATGGCGGACACCCTGTGCTTCGTTGGATGATGGATAACATTTATGTGCGTACCGACCCTGCCGGAAATATAAAGCCCGACAAAGAAAAATCAACAGAAAAAATCGATGGTGCAGTTGCAACAGTCATGGCACTTGATAGAGCTATAAGGAATCAAAACAGCACTGAATCTGTATACAATGAGAGAGGACTGATTATTATTTAGATATGTAATATTCCTAATTCCGAAATTTTTGCTATCGAATTTAGTTAAAAAAAATATTGACAAACAATTTATCATAGAGTTATAATTCAATGATTTGGTCTTGATGCCAAATGGGTGGCTTGGGAAAGAAAGGAATACGTTATGTATCATTGGATTAAAGACCGGGAATTTCTCGGCAAAATGAAAAGGTTATGCTCTGATATTGTGAATCAACTGGTTCAAGAAATTAATAAAGACGATAGAATGTTTGTTCGTGCTTTCCTTGTAGGTAGCGGTGCTAGAAATTTGTTCACGCAAAATGGTAATCAACCTATTGACCTTGATTATAATCTGGAGATTATGGATTATGATTATTATGATTTTAGAAATGGACGTGAAATTAAGGAGTATATAAGAAAAAAGTTTAATATAGTTTTAGAAAAGAATGATTTTAGTGATTGTCAAGATTCAACCTCTGCTCTTACAACGGGAGAAATCCAATTCACACAAGGAAGTCAAACGAAATTTAGTATTGATATTTGTATTGTGAAACAAAAGAGTGACGGATGGTACAGATTGATTCATAAAAAGTGGGGCAATATGTATACCGACCAGTATAGTTGGGAAATAGTACGAGATTCTAAAGGACTTGACGATCGTGTAGAATGGTTGAAAAATAACGATTTATGGGAAGAAGTTCGAGAAACTTACTTAGATAAGAAAAAAAGTTATCTTTGTTGCCCTTATGACAATAATCACCCTTCATTTATTGTGTATATAGAATCTGTAAATGAAGTTTATAATAAATACTAAATACACTATATGGTATTCAAACCACCTGGAAAAAACGAGGTGGTTTTTTTATGCGAAAAACTAAGGAGAGATTAATATGAATATTTTTAAACATTTGTTTCATTCGAGAGACAAACCAAAAGTAAACAACAGTATAAACCCCGGCACATTTGGTAGGCTTATTGGAAGTTCCAGCAGTAGTGGGAAAAGAGTAAACCAAAATAGTGCTATGAATATAACCGCAGTTTATGCGTGTGTGAGGATTTTATCCGAGGCGATTGCCGGACTTCC